AAAGCCGATGTAGTTATCCAATTTTAGTTTCAGTTCCGACTGTTTCATAAAACTCTCCTGTTTTGATTAAGGTTTCTTTAGCCAACTTTCTTACTTCCTGAGACACTGCCCACCCCAGTTCTTCAGGGTGTAGCAGCGACCACAGAAACTTTACATAGATCTTGACTCGTGCCTCTTCATCGTCACGCTGCTCTGTCAAAGTCCGAATCTCTTCATGCAACTGATCAATCTCTTTGTCTTTCTCTTCCAGGTAGACATTGACCTTTGCTGATGACCAGTTCTCTATCATTTCAGGCCTTTCAGTATTGATGACACAAATGCTAGTATACCCAAAATTGTTGCAGTCATGTGTTCTTCTCCTTTAGTTTGGCTTCGATGGCTCGGGCAAAGTCAAATTCATCCTCGTTCTCCATCAATTCATAGATGTCTGCTTCAGTAAGACTAATCCATTCCCGATTTTTAAAATACTCTGGATATGTTTCAATATATTCTTTAGTAGCTGAAGCTACTGGCGATGCGTCGCAACTTCTTCCAACTTGCATCACACCATTTCTGGCTGTTAGCCAACCAGCAAAATGATAAAGGTCTGTTGGATCTATGCAAATTCGTCCGTATTCATCAACAAGTAGTCTAGCAAAACACTCTAACCACTCGACCATATTTCTGTCGCAGTCCCATTCACGATCAGCTTCTTTAGCAAATTTGATAAGGCTATCTCTGTTCATTTAATCCCTCCTTGCCAAATAGCAACTGATAGCCTGTCACGCTCTGTTTGTACAATTTTAAGGACATCTTTTTGCATAGGCATTTTAGTCCCCTGTAAAACTTCTATTGCTATTGCTTCACGCTCTCTTCTTGCCGCTTCCTGTGCAATGGCTAAACATAACGTAGGGGTAAGTCTGTTGTCGTATTGAGCAATATATTTTTCAATATCTTCCAGCGTCATGTGTTCTTCTCCTTTAGTTTGGCTTCGATGGCTTTGGCAAAAGCCTGTTCATCAAGAAAGCCCCATTTTTTACTGAGGCTTTGATCAACTAATTCCCAGACTTCATCATCAGTCAGCCCGACCCATTCACGCTTCAATGGCTCGTAGTCTAACCAGTCGCTTTGCGGTGTCAGTTTGACTTTGATGCTTTGCAATGTGCCGTCAGGGTTGTAGTTATGGACTATTGCTGGTTCCCATTTGTAGGACTCCGGTTGCGCTAGTGCTTGGCGTAGTGCTTCCATTCTTTCTCTAAACATTTTTCTTCGTGGCTCAGAAATATCCCAGCCCCACGCTTCCAACACCGCCTCTGCTGCTTTGCGTAGGTCAGTCATAGTGAAGCCTCATTTATCTCGGTCATGCGGCCAGTGTATTTGTCATAGAGCACAGCACAGGCCTTACCAGTCTCGCCACTGTAACGATTCTTTATGACTCGCACTCTAGTAGTATTCCTTTCAATAGGGTCTTCATGTTGAGCAGCACGTTCGAGGCCTAACACCATATCTGCCAATTGTCCAATGCTACCAGAGCCACGCAATTGTGACAAGCTGGTGGCGGCGCCTTCCTCGTGGCCTTTGCCATCAGGCCTTTTTAGGTGTGACACAACAAACAAAGTTATGCCCAATTCCTGCACGATCACGCGCAATTTGGTCATGATTTCGTCCAATGCCTTACGCTCATCAGAATGGTCTTGTGCGGAGACAACGATGGACACGTGGTCTAAGAGGATGAACTTGCAATCCAAGCCCCTAGCAAAATAGCGCACCCTGTTAATAATGTTGTCGATAGCAGTGCTACCAAAACAATCATAAAAGAATAATCTATTCGAGCCAAGAGTTTTGTCAAAAGCCTCTCTCTTTTGTCTTTCATCTACTTCCACCTCTGATAAGTGTAAAGGTTTATTGATCGCCAACGACATAATGCTCAAGGCAGTCTTTCTCACTGACTCTTCCAAGAACATGATGCCGATGTTCTCTTGTGTTTCACAAAGTAACTGCCATATCACTTCACGCATGAACTGTGACTTGCCAAGACCAGAGCCAGCAGTGACAACAATTAACTCCTGTGAACGGAGTCCACCTGTCACGACATTGAGGCCAGCATAGGGATAGTGTGCGACTGACTTCTCCAACGGCTGCATGACCAACTCAAGCAATTCTGAGCCAGCAACAATGCCATCAGGCACATATTGCTCCGCTGCCCACCATGCCTTCACAAAGTCAGCACCTTTGTTATCCCTAAGATAGTCGCAGGCATCCTTATAGCCTTGGCCCATCTTCATAACTTTGGCTTTACTACCAAACAACTCAGCCACTTCCTTGGCGGCTTTCATGCCTGGTTCATCAGCATCGAATGCTACCACAATAGTCTCAAAGCTGTCAAGCCATTGATATTGTGACTTACAGTCCTTGACTGCTGACTGTGCACCATTCTTGATGGACACCACAGGATACTTTGAACCCATCATCTGATAAGCCGCTAGTGCATCAAGTTCGCCTTCCACGATGGTCACATACTTACCACCTTTGTTCCACATCGCTTGTCCGAACAAGAGTGCATCCTTGATATTGCCTTGGCTACGGAATTGCTTATCAGGGACAACCCTAATCTTATAGGCCACCTCCGTGCCTCTGGCATCAGTGAATGGGTAGTAATGCTCGATGCCTGTCTGCATCACGCCATAGGCCTCACAGGTGGCTTTGGTGATGCCTCTCTCAGGTATACTCCCAAAATAGGCGCTAATGGGTCTAATTTGGCCTGTAACGGCTTTGTTAGTCATGGGTAATACCTTCCCCTCGGTTGAGGCAGCAAGGCCGTCAGAGGCCTTAAAATAGGTCTTACAATTGAAACAATAGGCAGAGGCATCAGAATAGACAGCTTTGGCATCACTGCTGCCGCAGGAATCACAGGCCTCGTGTTTGACAAACTTAGTCTGTGTCTGCATTTAAAACCTCCAATGCCACGGCGTTTGCATCGTTAGTGTCCTTTAGTTGACTAAAATGGTCAAGCATCGCCAGCAATTGAAATGCTTGTCGACACTCCGGCCTTGTTCTAAGCACACAATCCAAGACATCTGACACCATAGTCTCAGTGTCCACATTATAACTGACTAGCAATTCAGCAATATCATGGACTGTTGAAAAATACATTTGCTCAGTTTCCCACGGTTGCATGGTGTAGCCCTACCTTTCATTGATGTAACAACATTGATAAAAGAAATAATTATAAATATAAACCATTAGCATCATTAGTGCTATAGCACTATAGTATCAATATAGTCTTTAATAGCAAGAATCGTGCCAACTATCTATCATAATAGCGGTCATTATAGGAATCAGCACCAAAAGGGTCAGAATCGTCAGCAAGGCCGTTTTCAGCCTCACTGTCGGCTTCTCCGATGTCGTCTAGGTCCGACATAAGGTTGATGTTCCCAACGGCAACACAGTCGGTTTTAATCGTTCCTAGGCAGTGTTTACACAATGAGACATATTCACGACTAAAGACAGACCTCACCGATGACTCATAATCGGTTAAGATTTCATTACAAGCAGCGCATCGCATTAGTGTGTCCCCTTTATCCTTGTCTTTTCTCTTGTGTTTCCCTGCTCCGCTTCTCTGAGCATACTTCGCTACTAGGTTTCTCATGTTGTCCTCTCAGTTCACTAGGTGGAACGAATCCAAACTTGCGCCATGTCCGCATGACATCGGTTTTTACAGCTTCAATGTATTCTTTCTCGGGGTTATTAAGCAGCCAAGACATAATTAGTCCTTTCAATTAAGATCTTCAATGTAAGAGTTTTCATAAGCATAGCGAAGAAAGTTCTCTAAATCGTTTAGCGATTCTTCGCCACCGCAATAGGTCACCGCCGCCAAAAGCAGAGAATGGGCCGATTCTATCGGATTTAATTCCATTTCATCAGCAATATTAATAAATTTAGTAGCGGCCGCCGACATTCTATCTATGTCGATTTCATAGTATTCGGGAAAATCTTCATCTGTTCGCATATTCTTTGCTCCATTTTATGAGTGTTTTTTTGTATTCTTCTTCGAAAAGTCCAATGCAGTCTTTGAGCGCATCAAGACGCATTAAAGAATCTAACTCTTCAAAATCACCACTAACAGAAATTTTAGTGTTGTCTGTTTCGGGGTTATAATACAATGTCGCTAGTCGCATTTTCTTTTTCCTTTTCTCTTCGAATCACTTCGCACACAAATTCAACGATGGCGTCATCGTTACCATACCAATTCCCAAAGTCGCTGATGTCAAGTTTAGCGTCAGCAATGTCTAGGATTTCGTCTACTGTAAGCATCATGATGTAACCTCCGCTTGGTGTAGTTTATCGTGTTCAGTGCGTAATTCTACTAATCGCCTTTCGATATAGTCCCAAGGGATTGCAGTGCTTTGTTTTTTACATATTGAGACAATATCACTAAGGCCAAGATAGTAGCCCAGTAATCCATTTTCTTGCCATTGAATATCGTTCATGTCTTGCCCTTTCTCTTCGTGATTGAATGCTTCGCTGATCTGAGTGAGTTAAACCATCGACAATAGTCGCTGATATAACATCTGCCAGTGTGCTCGCATTGCTCGATTAAGACGCCGCCGTAGGTCATCAGTTTCATAATATCACCATGC